GCAAAATATACCGCATTCCCAACTTTTAATTTTTCCACCTTGATCTGTAGGTTTTAGTTCATCTAAGAATATTCGCTTACCGTGTAGTTTAACAAGCTTAACGCCTAACCTTCTACTTTGCTCTGCTCTTTCTTTATATATTTCTGGAAACTTTTCCCTAACCAAATTCCAATAAGTAGGGCTTTGGCTTTTCACGCATCCAACACAATTGGCATTTGGAAAGCCTAATTTGTAAATCTCTGGCAGTTTAATGCCTTCACCTAAAAGAATATCAAAGCAATTCCCTTTTGTTAAGTTTTCGTCAATCAAAATAGGTATTAAATTTTTTCTTTCAAATTTCATAAACCTATCACTACGTTTTTTTTCATCTACGGTAAAGCCTAAAACGTGCCAATCTATGTGGTTTTCTTTTTCGAATTGGTATCGAGCTTCTTTTTTTAGCTCAGTAGTACAGGGCGCACCAGCCACTCCGCTAATATATTTACGTTTTTCAAATACATCTCTAATATCACAAGATGGATATTTTTCATTTATTGCACTTATAACTTTTTGACCGAACCACTTTTCACAATCCTTTAAAAACCTTAAATTATCTTCGTGTTCGTTTACTACTGGGTTATTTACAATTATTATATTGTGTGTTTCACCATATTTCTCAATGGTTTTTTTTGCTGCCACAGCACTTGCGGCTCCACAACTAAACCATATTGCTATTGTTTCTTTTTTCATTTCTATCTTTTTAGTTCCCATTTTATTGTTGTTTTTTAAATTAAGTAGGTGCTTTTAAACGCTCTAACATCCGCATGAAACGCAATGCTTTCATTGCATCTTTTTTCTTTTCTATCTTTTTAGTTCCCATTTTATTGTTGTTTTATTAAACAAAGTTGGTGCTTCCGGTTCAAATCCAACCAAAAATATTTCTCCTCGCGTATCTTTCTGAGGAGTATACTGACTTGCAAATTTAATACCGGGCAGCTCCTTAATTAATGCTAAGTTTGTTTTCATTTTGGCTATTATTTATTTTTTATAAATTATTATTTTTGTATTTCATAAATCCCCACCGATTTCATATTACTATATACATTAGCCACAATTAATGCGCTGCTCTATTCCGTATTTGTGCAACTTTGTACCATAGCAATAAATGAAGCGGTAAACGTCCTTCATCAACTCTCCAAACACTACCTTAAATTTCATCTTTCCAGCTATAGTATCTACTTCAATCGCTTCATTTACAACCTTAGTCTTTAATCCCATCATCAGAGTTATCTCTTCAGCTACTGTCTCCAAGTAATCAACTGGCTTCTGTTTTTGACTGCATTCGTTCCACACTTTTAATAGTGCTTGTTGTACGCTTATACTATCTGGAGACCCTGTTTCAGCTTGTATTTCTTTTATTCTATCAGTTGTCATAATATTAAGTTTAATGTTTCATTGTTTTGATGCTCGTATTATCTAAATGAACCCCATTTTTTGACGCTCACGTGCCATTTTTTGGCAAAAACACTTCGTTATTGGTAGTTATCACCGGTACATATTCTACAGGGCAAAAAGCGCCTTAAAACGAATATTATTTTTGCATGCTTGTCAGTTCAGACAAATTGCAAAGAACTTTCTTTCTCTTCTCATGTAAACGGTGTAATAAATGCTTTCGGCTACATGACAATGGCACATGAGCTTTCGATAATCAATGTTAAAATCAAAAAGTTTATTTTTCATAATTCATCTGGAATATTAAATTTTAAAATATCCAAAAGTTCTTGCTCTAACCAAAGCGCATAATCAAGCAGCTCTTCTCCACCTAATAAAGTTGTGTCTTGATCAGAAAGTGTTTTTCCAGTATTTTTTCTGTATTTGCTATGTATTTCATTCATTCTTGTTCAATTTTAGAAATTCTGTTTTTAATAGATACTTTAAATACTCTATCCGCAGCGGCAGCCAATTTTTCTTCATGGGTGACAATAATAAATTGAATGCCTAATTTGTCGGACAGTTCTTTAATCATTTCAGATGCTTTGTCGTGCTTTGTTTTTTGCAAGAATTTAAAGGGTTCGTCCAAAATAATAGTATTTCTCGTTTTAGGAAACTGGATGCTCCAAGCAGCAATCCGCAAAGCAAACGAAGCGACATCAACGGCACCAACCCCACTGGAATCAATGGGCTTTAGTTGCACCCCATTTCTTTCAAAGCGTAAATCACATTCATTTTTATCGCGCCGATCTACAAAAGACATAGTTAATGTATATGGATCTTCTGGAAATACGGCATCTAAAGCAAGTGATGTTATATCAGAAACATGGTATTGTAATTGCGTTTGCGTTTTTTTACCAACTTCTTTAATTATAGCAAGTGCTTTTTCATGCAATAAATAGTCGTTTTGTAAAAGGTGATTTGCTTTTTCCTTTGCTCTATTCTGCTGTTTCCATTCGGCCAACACCCCCTTTTTTCTTTCTAAAAAGGTGCGTATTTCTTTTAAACTATTGTTTGCATCACTCTTCGTCATTTTCTTCAAAATCAAATTGATATTTACTTTCCAATTCCGCAATCCCCTCTATAATGGAATTATCCAATTTTTCGATGTCTGCCTCTAATGAAGTCAATAATTCTTTGGCTTCTTTCAGAGTTTTGCATTTGTAATCTTCTTTTAATGTTTCCATTAAACTGGATTTACGGCCATCTAATTTAGAAATTTTAGTTTTGGCTTCTTCAATGCGTTCTTTTAATTCAAATAAATCATCCCGTTCCATGTCGATTTCTTTTAAGTATTGCTAAAATTTGTTTGTCTGTTACTTTTTTATTTGCTGGCATCGGCAACAACAACAAAAACTTTTTTCTGGAAACACTATATGTTTTAAGAAGTAGTTTCCAGAAAGTCGGGGCCTTTTCTAATGCACAAAATAAAAGAGCATTGTTTTTTACTTTTTCTGGGTATTGGCGTCTAAAGATATCTGGATCTTTTAGTTGTTGGCATGTGGGAGATCTGCTCTTGCTCAACGACTTATTTCCAATGTGGTAACTAAAATCATATAAGGGACTGCTCATAATCAGTGGCTTTATAGACCAAAGACATCACATCTTTGTCTGGTTTGGAGGATCTTTCAAAGGCTTGTAAATTTTCTGCGAAATCTAAACCACCTTCCCATTTAGAAAAACTTTGTGCGAACTCACTAATTCTGCTATCCCGTTCTTTTACTTTTTCTATGTGTTCAGTAGAAAAAACATCTTTTTTAATAGGTAAAGGGACTGGTACAATCGTATTCGTTTTCGCATACCACAAATACACACAAGGTTTGTAATTAATTTGTTTTGTGTTCATTCTCATTAAGGAACCACAATTTACTAAAAGTCGGCCTTTGTATTCCTCTATAAATGGTTTGTGGTTATCCCCAGTTACAATTAAATCGAATTGGGGGTATTTTTTCAACAACCGCAGCGCATGGGACGCACCATCTACAGAATCCATCCACGGTTCTTTTACTTGATAAACACATTTGTGCCAAATAAATACACGTTTTCCTTTTACAACAAATCCATCTTCTTTTTCTGGCTCATCCCTCCAAAAACCAAATGGGACTGTTTTTAGCACTTTTGTCGCTTCCAATGCATATAACCCGGAAAATTGCCGTTGCTCATATACATGCTGCGGTAAATCGTGATTCCCATAACATACATTTGTATTTGCTGGTATGTTTTCGGCAACTTTGGCTATTAGGTAAGGGGATGGTTTCCAATGGTCGAACACATCACCAGCTAAATAAACACCGCAATCATGTTCTTCTTGTAACGCTTTTATAAATGCCACTTTGTCCCACATAGCTTTTTGATAATCATCTTTTCTTCCTATCGGTGTATTTAATGTAAGATGCCAATCCCCACTAAATATCCCATCAGCCTTACCTAGTCCGTTTAAACTTAGAACGTTTTGGCGTTTTGGTTCTTTTAACTTTGTGCGTATCATTTGCGCTTTTTAATTTATTTAACTCATGGTTTGCTTGTAAGGCCTCTGTGTGAAAAATTAAAATCCTTTTTTCTCTAGGAATTAGTTTTCTAAAATAGGCTAATTCTGGGGGGGTTCTTTTTGTCTTTTTTAAAAACAAAACCCTTGTTTCTTCCATGTGTGGTTGGCAAAAATCTTTAGTTGTCCATTTTGTTTTCCCGGTTGTCTCTTTTAAAGCAGCCATAAATTCATCATACCCCACTCCAATATTTCTTTGCCAAAGTTGGAAAAACACAAGGTCTTCCGCAGTCCAGTCTTTCCACACGTTTGAAACAAAGAGCAACCATGCCTGTTCATACGTTAATTGCTTCATAATTTTAATGTTTATGAAATTCATTAGAGCCACATAAAGGACAATGTTCTGGAAAACTATTTGCAAATTCTAAATCAAGTTTTGTTGCCCATTTTACCCCTTTTGTAATATCAAAATCAACGTCCTCCATAGATAACACCAAGGTAGTTAATTTTTTTTGCTTTTTTATTTGTTTTGTTTTAGATGCCATTAAGGCCAACACAGTAGAAACAGGAAATTCTAATTCCGTTAATGCTAATAATTTTTTTGTTTCTTTTTTAATAGAATGTGCATTGCTACTTAGCGCATGAAGCCGCTCTTGTTTATTTGTTAATTGCTTTAATGATGCCAAAGATGTGATTAATGTGGTTACTAAATGGTCTGCTTTTTTAATTTTCTCAAATTTGGTTATGGTACTTGTGGTATTGTCTATTTTTTTCACTAATTCCAATAGCATTCCTTTGCTTTCTTTTGCAAAGGTGACCTCGGCGTACAAGTCTGTAATTTTAGTTACCAGAACCTCCATTCCTGCCCAATGGTCTAATTTGAGTAATTCCGCATTTACATTTTTCGCAGCCGTGACTAAATTTCGTAAATTAGCAGCCCGTTGATATAATTTTTGGACTTTATGTTTGTTCGCTTCAAGAACCTCCAAATCTATTTCTAATTTATAAATGAACTTTGTGGATTCTATTTTCGTTTCATTGTCTGCGATAACAGCATCATTTACCTTTATAGCTTGTACAATTGTGTGCATCCAACTTTTTACATTTTTTTGCCCACTATCTATTTTATCTAAATTGGCAATCCTATTAAAGAATTTTGCAACCTCTCCAGAAGTATTAGATAATAGAAATGGACTATCTAATTGCACTTGCAAATTAGTATCATTCATATTAATTGCTTCCTTAATAGGTGCTGGGACATCTGTTCCTATGCCTGTGAATTTCATTTCTCCAAAGACATATTTATTTTCTGTTCCTTTTGTCCGTTTGATAATATCTTCATTTTCTAATCTAATAGAAACAGATGTGTCCCCACCATCCCATGAACGAAAAGCATCCCCACTCGGACTATTTGTTGTTACCCAACGTAAAGCACGAATAACAGCAGATTTGCCGCTATCCGTATCACCAACAATAACATTTACCCCTTTGTGAAAGGGAAGAACAGACTTTTTATGGCTTTGAAAATTTCTTATAATTACCTTTTCTATCATTATAGTTCTTTATTATAGAAAAATACAATATGCTGGAACTCTTCCATATAAATGATATCCAGTGGTTCTCCAGCGACATTTAACGTACATTGGTACGTTTTTTCAAAATTGGGCTTCTGTTTCCAATTAGACTCCATGGAGACATCACTATATATTTTTATTGGTGTGTATATTTTCATTGCCACTACTTCTTTATCAAAAAAAGAAGGGACCTCTACGGTCGTTGCTATGGTTCCATCTTTTAATTCAGTTTCGCCTTTGATAAATCCCTTCATGTCAGCTATTAATTCGTGAACAATAAATTGACATTTTTTGTTTTCTTCTTGTGCCTTGCTTAACAAAGCAACAAATACAAATGTGAGTAATAAAAATAATTTTTTCATAGCTTTTTTATTTATAAATTATTAAATTTTCTTCTGCAATATTCAGCCATTAACATACCATCCGCATCAGTGTGCTTATTAATTAATTCAGCGTGTTTGGGAAACAACCGACAACCAATGGTTTTAGAATCGACTTTTAATTGGTCCCCTTTAGATCCTTTTGGCAAAAGTGCTTTCTGCCATTCTTTAGAATCCATATAATCATATGCATATCCAAGAACTTCCACAACTGTTAGTGTGGATTCTAATGCACGTAATGCACTTTGTGTGGCTACCCACCGCCCTTTAGGTTGTACCATCGGACGCTCCAATACACACATCACATTGTACTTCTCATAGGGTTTTAGCAAGGACAATAATCTTGGGGCATCCACCCTCGTGATGTTTGCTTTCTTTTTGGTGTAATTTTGTTGCTTGAAAGTCGGTGTTTTAAAAAAAACACTTTCATTTCCTAAAATAATACCTATGGTCCCAGTCACACCATTATCAATGCCTATATATACTTTTTGCTTAGTAGGATCTTCTCCCTTTAGTTGCAGTTTCGTTCGCTTCATCTGTTTTTTCTTTTAGTAATTTATCAAAATTGTGTCGTACCCATTTACGATAAACAGGGGGTATCCGTTCATGCTCATAGCACCAGAGCCAATACCGGGCAGGAACTTTTCCTACCAAAACACCATTATAAACACCAAAATCGACTTTTGTTTTTTCTGTAATCATTTCCGTAGTCTTATTTGTTTACGGTCGTTCACCTTTACCCATTTAGTTCCAGTCCATTCATAAAACAAAGTAATATTTTGTTTTTCATCCAAGAATGCAAGACGCTCCCCTTTGTAAATTCCTTTATAGTAAAACAAAGCATCCCCTCTTTTTCTAAACCCAACGGAAACACATGCCCATTTATTGTGCATGTATTCCAAAACAGTCACCCATCCAATTTCCATTTTGAATGGGGACTTTGTTCTTTTTAGTTTCCCTTTGGTGCGCTTCATAAAAACAGCTACCTATCGTCACCAGAACCACCAATTTTGTTTCTTTCTTTCCGACTGGCCAACTTTTTTACATTTACTTTTGCTACGTGGGAAAGTGGGAATCCTAAGTCCCGCGCTAAAATAGCAACGTACCAAAGCACATCCCCTAATTCCTTAGCGAGATCCTCCTTTTCTTGGGGGCTAAAGTTACCTTGCTTATCTCTCAGCACCTTTTTTACTTTGTCAGCAACTTCCCCTGCTTCCCCGGTTAATCCAAGTGCGGGGTAAATAATACTATGCTTACTTGGGTAGGCGGATGTTTTTTCTGCTTCTTCTTGATATTCGTCTAATGTCATGGCTGTCGTTATTATTGTTATTTTTTTAGGTTGGTTTACTAATTCTATTTTATGCTTATAGATTTTCCATCTGCCAATTTGAAATAAATAATCTATAGGCCTGTTCATCTCTTTTTCTTTTTGCGTTCTGTTTTAAATTTGTCTTGCATCTCTTGCCACAAATTAATTACAGCATTTTTCAAATCCTGTTCCAGTCCTTGCTCTTCCACCATTTTAATAGAGACGTCCATTTCTTTTGCCAACTCAACATCATCAATAAAATACACTTTTTGTGATGAATAGTCTTTTAAAAATTGCAAGTTTGCCCGGATATCATCCACCCCGTAATCAAAAATAATATAAACTTCTGCTGTCCTATATGGGGCATCAGTACTATTTTTAAAAACTTCCACCGTTGAAATAATACCGATGGTTTTGGTAAATGCTTTTCCTTTGATTTTCTTTTCTATTTTAATTTTCTTTTTCAAAGAGAATCGTAATCGAACAGAGGCATAAAAACCAATGGCTTCCCCTCCCGGTGTGACATACTTTTGCCCAAACATTCCAGCATCCGTATTTACTCGCATTTGGTTGCTGCAAACCATTAAATAATTTTTTTGTTTGAGTACCCGTGCGAACTTTCTAAATCCTTCTGAAAACTCTTTAGCACGCCGCATTCCCATTTTGTCACCGTCCTTGTTTTCCATTTCCATGTTAGTGGACAAAGCGGCTAAGGAATCGGTAAATACACCGTGAATTTTTGCTTTGGTTCTCGGCTCCCATGTTTCCAAGTCCTGAAACATTTCTGTCACAGTATCAGGTTCTTCTATGGTCATTTCGTCTATGTCCATATCGAACATAGAAGCAAATTGTTTGTTTAGTCGTGCCTCCGGATCATTAAATTTCGTATCCCCTCCCATTCTTTGTACATAGCCAGCAACTTCGCACAGCAAAACCGTTTTTCCTGTTCCAGAGCCACCAAATGCTTCTACTAGAATGCCTCCGGGCAGACCGCCACCGCGCACACGACTTCCAGAAATTGCTAAATCCAGCAGTGTGGATCCTGTTGAAACCATGACTTCTGTATTTCCTGCAAATGGTTTGTCTTTTTTTGAAGGTTGCGCTAAATATTCTTTTTTAGATGCAGTGGATGCTTTTTTCTTTATTGTTCTTTTCATAAACAAGTTGTAAAATTAAGTGGGGGGTAAACACCCCCTCACTTTTAAAAAGGCAAATCATCGTTTGGAATTTGATTAGAGGAATGCGCATAACAATCATCCCAAATACGGCACAAATCACACGCTTTATAAGCGTCACAATCGTTTCCAAACACAAACCCGTGTGGGCACTTACCTACTTTTTCTTTTTTTTTGTGGATGATGCGTTAGCTTTAGCAGACACCGTTTTCTTTTTCCTAACAGGTGGGGCCTCTTCTTCTTCGTCCTCGTCCTCGTCATCATCCTCGTCATCATCATCCTCGTCATCATCATCCTCGTCATCATCATCATCCTCGTCCTCATCATCATCCTCGTCCTCATCATCATCCTCGTCCTCATCATCATCGTCCTCATCATCCTCGTCCTCATCCTCGTCTTCGTCCGGCTCAGGGGCGGTCACTTTTTTCTTGGCTTTTTTCTTGGCTTTTTTCTTAGGTGCCTCGTCCTCATCATCGTCCTCATCATCGTCCTCATCGTCAACATCATCATCCTCGTCCGCATCATCTTCCGCAGTCATTTCAAGGAATTTCTTTTCAAGTTCCTCATACGAGAATATGTTTAGAACTTTGTCAAGATCGGCAACTTGTTCTAAGATAGACTCATCATACGGCGCATCTCTTTCTTCAAAATCAATGCGGTTGGCTTTTGCAAATGGTTTTGATGTGCCGACTGTTTCGCTAGAAAACCGTATGTTTAGAGTTAAGCCATCCTCTATGTCAGGAAAATTCTCATACTTTTCATTCTCACTGACTTCTGTTTCTAGTTGCTCCTGAAAACAATATTCAGAGATATCCCAAATGTGAACCTCATCCGCTACGTTCTTATCTTTTGGCTTAATATTGTACAAAGCTCTTGAAGATGGGCGAATGGCATCCGTTTCTTTTTTGTCGGCATTTCCTTGCTTCATCAGCTTTGCGCGATACTCACAAATCGGGCATTTCTTACCAATAGACGTTAAACAAACAACAGCTTCATTATCAGCCCCAATATTTCTGTGAATTTTAAAAGGTCGGTAATACCATTGTTCCCCCTTTTCTGCCCCATTTTCTTTATCTGGGTGATTGTTTACAGAAACAATGTATGGAATTATATCCATCATTAGTCGTTTTTTAGGATCCTCTTTAAATATAGAGATTCCTTTTGGTAGTTTTAAATAACCATAATTTCCACGTGTGGATGCTTTTTTAGCAATGGCACCTTTAATCTTGCCACTGAATCTTCCTTTTTTCTTTGCTTTCTTCATAATTTTACTTTTTAAACTTGTTGTACATATTACCCAACGCCCCTATAACCAAACCAAAGAATACAATCAAAAGTGTTACAATACCCACTAAAGAAAGAAAATCATTGTACCCGTATAATCGGGCTAGTAAAATATATGGGGCAAATATAAGCAGGGCAAGTAACGCCCATAAAAAAATTACCATTGTTCTCATTTTGTTCTTTTTAGTTTTGCTCCAATTGAGGAATTGACTTCTTTTTTCTTTGCTTTCTTTTCACGATATTTTTGTCGCTCTTCCCCTATATTTCTAGGCACACGAGGCCCGGCAAAATACTGCTGGCCATGCAATTTAACAAGGTTTTCCAATGCGCTTTTCCTTTGTTCGGTTGCATCACAACTACCTTTAGCCACCTCATATTCAAACCTAGCTTCTAAGAACTCATTTTGGGCGCTTCTGAATTCCTTTTCTAAATCAACCACACCAGAAATAGCGGTTTCTGTTACTTTATCTAAACCGTACTTTTCTGGGGCAACTCTTATTTTCTTAGCCAGTTCTGCCCGTACAAACGATACATTGTCTTTGGCCTGATCCATTTGCTTTTTTGCAAATGCGGCCTGTTGAACCATTTGTACCATTTTTTTAGGTTGTTCTAGCCACTCAACATCCAATGACTGATCATCGATGTCCATGAACTCTTCGTAGTCCATTTCTTCATAATTGTTTTTCATTTTTTCATTTTTATAATAAGTCGTTTTAATTTGTTCTAATAGCCTATTTATTCCGAATTAATGACACAATAACAAGCATAAACAAGACCAGCATACCCTGTATTGTAAAATGGCTCAATAAATTCTTCCATTATAGCCGCGGCAATATCATTTCGTTTGCCCAATAATACAGTGGTGCAATATCCCAAGACATGTCTGCGAACCCCTTCCGGGTCTTTGTCTTTTACCCCTTTTAAAATAGTGGAAATTTCCTTCCATGAGGCATGTCGCAAAAGGGCACGGCATAATTCAATAGACTCACTTTGTTCTTCCGCTGCTTTTTTTGCAACGAGCATTTGCCTATCTTCATCAACGACTAAAACCTTTTCAAGAATATTTATAGCATTTCTAGGGTGCCCTAAAGAATCTTCTGCAATTTGAATAAGTATTTTTTTGTCAACCTTTTTTCCTTCTGCCCGGGAGATTCTTTTTAATAATTTTACCATAGGAAGTTCATCCAATGGTTTTACTTCGTGAATCGAACACCTCCCTTTTATAGTAGGAATTAATTTGTGCGGTTCCGTGGTGCATAAGAAAAAATAAACATGCGCTGGGGTATCCTCTAATAATTTCAACAAAGCATTCTGAGCATCGTTCGATAATTTATGGCATTCGTCTAAAATCCATGCCCTAGAATCTCCTGCTAATGGCATGTACTGGCTTTGCCGTCTAATATCTCGTACTGTGTCAATGCCTCTAAAATCAGCGGTGTCCACTTCGGTCACATCCTCTTTTTCCGCACCAACCATTCCAGAAACAATTCTAGCCAGTGTGGTTTTTCCACAACCAGTTGCCCCAGAAAATAAAAACACGTGAGGAATGTCCGAGTTATCAAGTAAATTTGTAAGACCATTTACCATATCTTCATTCCCTATAAATGTTTCTAAAGTATCTGGTCTGTGTTTTTGATATAATCCCATTTTTATAGTTATTTAAGTAAGTTCGCAAATGGCTCTGGTAAATCTATTTCCATTCCTTTTATTTGTACTATAATTTTCTTTATTTCCATTATAAGTAATAGAAGAAAAACAAACTCTTCTAACGAGGAACTGTGTTTTAAAACAAGAAATACTAGGGCTGTTTTCTTAATTTCCTTGGATAGTGCCTTTTGGACTATTTTCAAATTCTCGGGGTTTTCTATATACTCCGTTGTCGTTTGCCCCAATCCAAAAGCAAGTCCCAAATCTGGTTGTTGTTCATTTTGCAATGCTTCCACATGCAACAACATATCATTTTTTAAAACATTAAAGGCTCCCTGTGCTACAATGTCTTCTACTTTGGTTTTATTTTTGTCAGTCATGTTCGTTCGTTATATTTACCCTATTATACGGGAATGTTTTTTATTAAGTGCAGAATTACGCAGTTATTTTATTTTATAGGGCTGCAAGTCTGCCCATGACGCGTCCACCGCCCCAATGTCAAATTCCACCCGGAGAGGAACCAATAACCATTTCCAATGTGCTGGAAGTTGTTTTGTCATAACCTCTACTGCAATGGACACAACTCTTTCTAATTCCTCTGGAAGTATGTCAAAAACAATAGCATCGTGGATTTGTCCAATTACTTTAGAATCCATTTTCTGCTGCTCTAAAATAAGTGTGATTTTGTCCAAACACCAAAGCAAACAATGGAACGCTGTGCCTTGTACGGGATAATTTATAGCATCATTTTTAGATAATGTAGAACTTGTGGATTTACTTGGGGAGGAACAACGAAAACCCGTATATGTATCCACATACCCATTTTTTTGGTATTGCTGCCACTGCGTTTCTTTCCAATCCCTGTAAACTGGAAAGCGTTTATCCCAAAAGTGGCGTTCTATTTTTCTGATATGTTCCGTAAATTCTGCCATAGAAGAAAGTCCTTGGCTAATTAGGTGGTCAGAGAGCATGGTTTTTCCCTCGTATTCCACCCCTTCTTGCGCTTTCCAATTGCCCATGGGTAGTTTGCCCCATTTGTGTGCCATATTGACCGCACAGGGTTTAAAATAGTCTCCATAAAACTCAGGGAATACAAACCCATTTTTTGCGGCTTTTCTTAATAAACTATGCCCGGAATGGTTTTTGTCAAATTTTGGAATTTTAAAAATCTGTTTGGCAATGTCACCATGCATATCTTTCCCGGTCATAAGATACTTCAACATAGTTGGGTCCTTATGAAAACAAGCGGCAATCATTACTTCCAACTGGTTAAAATCTACTTCCCCTAATTGATGCCCTTTTCTGGGAATTAGGCATCGTCTTGTTATTTCCATCGCCATTTTATCCCTTTTAGGGATGTTTTGGAAATTTGGATCATTAGAGGAACTGCGGTACGTAGCAACTAAATTTAGATTAAAGTTCGGGTGAATAATTCCAGAATTGTTTTCACGCATAAATGAGCCTAAATAAGTATCCCTTATTTTTTTTAGTTTGCGCATTTTAAGCATACTATTCAATTCTGGAATGTTTAAAGAGGACAATGCATCCTCATTAGTAGAACCTTTCCCTGATTTTGTTGTTGCCACTGGTGTGTGCCCTTTTACGTTGTAAAGGAAATCCGCTAATTGGGTGTCGGAATTAATATTAACTTCACTTTTTGCGCTGCGTTGCCATTCACGAAAAAATTCAGACTTTTTTATTTTTTTATCAATTTTGTTTATTTTGTCTGTAAGATTTGTGTGCTGCTCATTGGCGTACTTTTCATCAAATCCTATTCCAACTCTTTCCGCTTTTGCTAATGATAGCGTGCCATTATGAAACAAATTGTACGCTTCGATACTATTCTGCTTTATTTCTAACATAGTATTTTTTAAAAAGGTAAGAAATCATAGCCTAATTGCGCTGTTTGGTATTCCATTAAACGATATTCAAGAATAGAATCCATTGCACAATAAGTCAAAACTTTTTCTTCATTTTCTTTTGTTTTTACAAAATCAAGTAAGTTGTTTGTGCTATTGGAATCTTTTGCTTTTAAATGTGGGCTAATCTCACTATCATAATCAATAATACCAAACCTAATGTAACTTTGAAATTTTAAAGACGTTATTCCAATTCGATTATCCATTTGGTGTGATGCTATTTGTGTGTCCCACGCCCAACCAGCAACAGGAGTTTTTAATTTTACATTGCTCCAATTATCCTCAAACTTCATGTTTTGTGCTACTTTTAGGATATTTTCATTTTTTAAAAACTGCCGGAATGGCTTGCGCCCTTCTTTTGTTTTTGGCATTTTAAAAGTAAACACATGGTTCGCTTTATCGGCAATAGAAGCACAGTATATTTTTTGCTCTTTGTTGTAAGGTTTAATCCCCGTTGTTTCATAATCAAAAGCACAGACACCACGGACTTTATTTAAAATAGTCAGGTCTGTAATCACCTCTATTTTTGGTTGGACAAACGTAGGAAACAATCCATTAGTTTCTTCGGCTATTCTTTTAATGTCCTGTTCAAAAATAGTCTGTGCCTCTTCGTCTGCAATATAAACGAAGGAAGGGCTTAAAACAGGGCAAATAAAAGCATTGATTTGTTGGTCTGGTATAATAAAACCACGCCATTTGTGAATATTGTCCAAATCTTTCTTCCATCTATGCCCAATTACACTTTTTAAGGCAGCATCCCCAAACAAAACAATTACACGTGGTTTATATTTTTCTATCGCTGCGAATACAAATTTTCTACATGCGTCTATGGAACTATTTAGTTTTTTATTCTCTAGTTTGCTTCCCGGGTAACACGACAATGCATTGATATTAATACAATCCTCTTCTATATCAATCCCATATTTTGCATACGCCCGTTTTAGAATGCGCCCTTTGCCTAAAAAATAGCCATTTTCTTGATCGTCCGTTTTGTTGGGAAATTCCCCAATGTTCATAATCCCTTTTTGAAATCCACCAGAAGGTTTCATTTTTGGGCTGTTGCAATCTTTAAACAGCCCACAGGATATGCATGAGTTCTTTTTCCCAACAGTTGTATCTTTGTACTTTTCCCCAGAAAATAATGCAGGCATATTATTCAAATTGTGCTAAAATGGCTAAATACTTCCAATTCCTTGCTTCAAACATAATCTTTATTTTTCCAAGGTGCACTATGGTGTCCTTTTCTTTTAAAATATCAAGAAATAAATGAGGCACGATTTTAAATTGGACCTGTTCTCCTTTGTATTCCATTTCTGTTGTTTCCTCAAAAGATGCGTATTCCGATTTAGCCGCAACTTTGATTTTCTTGTTAGAAACAGTAATGTATAAGAATTCATCCATTACGTAATCCCTTTTTGAAAATATCATAGCTTTTTCAACTATCGGAAGCAACTCCTTTGGAAGTGACAGAGCAACATCATCACCCTCCCCCCATTTTTTAAAAAACGGATCAACTACTGGAAATTCTGCATTAAATATACGACAACTTAAAATCGTGTTTGTCGGTGTTTTAAAATGAACCCAATTTTTTTCAACACAGATTTTTGTGGGGTTGATTGTGGTTATTGTCGGAACTACATCGGCCGGAAGTAAAAAAGACGTATCAAAATCACTGGTACAGCGGCAAGCACGGAATCTATCCGTAGCCTCAATAAAACCATCGGCACGAATATTTAAACAAGTCATAGCAGGCATTGATGCATCTTTAGAAGCTGCTTTTGCTACAAAGTTAATATCATTTAAAAAAGAAGGAGGTAGTTTTTTCCATTTCTTTTTCTTTTGCAACTCAGATAAATCTAATTTGATATCCGCTTCCAATGTCAATGTCACTTTGCTGCGGCCAGCGGCCAATAAAAGAACATTGTCTTCAACACTAATCGCAATATCTTCTTGCTTTGTTTTGTGCAGGAACTTATATAATTCATCTGCTTTTACAGCACCAATAATATCCAAATCCTCTACTGGATGGGATACAGAAATTTCATCATTGTATGTCACAACTCGATTGCCCATGAAAGCAAAAGAACTACTTTGCTCAATCAGTTCTTTGTTACTTAGGCCCGGTTTTACAATGGATAATGCATTTAATAAATCATTTGTTTTCATTTGTTTTGTTTTTGTCCTGTTTGTACGTATAAACGGAAGTCTTCTTCTGTTTCTTCATGTGCTTTTATAGAAGAGAAAGTAATCAGCCTGTTTTGTTGTTGCTTTTCTGTCAGCAATTTGCTATTTTCTACATCCGCAATCCATGTTTCAAAAAAAAGTAGCATATCAAAATAGTTTATTCGTTTGTACTTCGTAATTGCAGATCACTATTTCTGTTTTTCTGTTTTTAAGATTTACACGTTCCCCAATTACATGATATGTTAAATGTCTTTGTTTTATTTGTTCTAATATATAACAACATTTTAAAACAAATTAGGTGTTTTGTTTATATTAAATTTCCAAGGCCAGCTTCTCATATTTTTTTGCAAATCATTAAAGTAAATTATATTTAATTCATCCCTTAATGTATATTTGTTGCTTATT